CTGGCCTGCTACTTCTGAAATTTTCAACGGCGAATTTTCAAGGCTCGGCTGGTGTGTCGGGCCTGTTTGCTGTGCGGCCTGCGGCCTGCGGCCGCTTGCAAGTTACAGCCTAAGATTGAAGCAAACGGCTGGAGATTCTAACTGTGAGCGATCACCCGGAAGCTAACAACGCAGCGCCGGATGATGCGCTGCAGCCTACAGGTAAGAAGACCACCGTCGCCAATGATGAAACAAAGCGCTGGCGTGGCGGCAAAGGTTCTCAGGTTCGCATGGATGAGCGGATGAATTACGCTTACTGTTGCATTTTAGAAGGCGGGACTGTTAGGCAAATCCAGCAGCGAGTGATGGATCGCTTTTCAGTGTCTGAAATTACCGCATTTCGGGACTATAAGCGTGCACAGGAGCTTCTGAAAGCGGAGCAAGTAGAAACTCGCGATAATTTGTTAAACCAAATACAGGCACTTCGCCTCGCTACTGTGCACAAAGCGTTGCGCAAAGGGCAGTTACAAACTGTCGCGATGTTGCTTAAAGATTTGGGCGCTGTAATTAACGAATCCGGTGTAGAACAACAGGCGGCATCTGCGCCGCAGTTGAATATTGTTGTGGATGATCGGCGCCATTCATCGGACTGAGCCATTCATCGGACTGAGCCATTCATTTGGCCATTCATGGCCGCGGCCCATTCATGCCTGGGGCGGCCGCCCTTCGGGCAAGCGCGCACCCCGAACCTGCGGGAGTAGTACACCAGCACCACGCGGCTAAGGTTGCCGTTCGCTGCTGGATGGCTCCGGCGCGTCGCCGTTCGCTGGTGCAGTTCTACTGCCTGGAGCGGTCACAGCGGCCCGCGGCTTAACATTTTGTCATGTTACACTGTGTGACAGTAGCGCTCGCAATGGGCGCTCTGCTCTGCTACAGTAGCGATGTCGTTAGGAACACCCTCCCATGACACGCTTTATTCCTACCGCTGCTCTGCTCACCCTGGCCGCTGGCCTGGCAATGGGCGCCAGCACCTACGGCCGCGGCATCGCTAACAGCGACAGCGCCGCAGACGTCGCCTACCTTGCCGCTCCCTTCCTGCTCTGCACGGTGGGCGCTGGCGCCTCGGCTGCCTGCGGCGCCGCTGCTGCTCTCGATCAGCTGACGCACCACTGACCGTAACATCTTGTAATGTTACAATGTGTGACAGTATGACCGCTCCGGCGGTCTCCACTGTTATACTGTAAGAGTCAACAAGGCACATCCCGCCATGACCTGCTCCATCACTGCCACCGCCACCAAGCCGGAGATCATCTCCGCAGCTTGCGAGGCAATCGATCACCAAGCCGCCACCATCGAGCGGCTGCAGCAGCAAGCCAAGATCCTCTGGTTCGCCCTCGCTCTCTCCCTCGCCTGGCAGCTTCTGTTCTGATCAACACCGCCGCGACCGTGCCCCTCACCAGGGGGGCGGGTTGCGGTTTTCTTTTGCGCTGGTGCTGCCCTAGGAACCTACTGAAACATTCTCAATTTCTTCTACTGTCACACAGGGGGGTAGGGTTGCGATTTCTGTAATACCCTAGAAAGTACCCCCCAAAATACAAATGCCCGACGCGGCTGGAACACTCAACCTCCGATACGCCCAAGGTGAAGTGTTTAGGAGTCGAAAACGCTTCCGAGTATTAGTTGCCGGCCGCCGTTTCGGTAAAAGTTACCTCTCCTGCATCGAATTGCTGCGTGGAGCAATCGAACGTCCGGGCGAAACCTTCTTTTACGCCGCCCCGACGTATCGAATGGCAAAAGACATCGCCTGGAAGGTGATGAAAAAGCTAGTCCCGAAAGCCTGGATCAAATCAAAAAACGAAACCGACCTCAAGATTGAACTCGTCAACGGCAGCACCATCGAACTAAAGGGCACCGAAAACGCCATGGCCTTGCGCGGCCGAAGCCTGGCTGGCGTGGTGCTGGACGAAGCCGCCTTCATGAGTGCCGATGTCTGGTTCGAGGTGATCCGCCCCGCCCTCGCCGACAAACAAGGCTGGGCCTTATTCATCTCCACCCCCGACGGCACAGCTAGCTGGTTCTACGAGTTATGGCAATACGCCGAAAGCGGCGACGAGAACTGGAACCGCTGGCAATTCACGACGATTGAAGGCGATAACGTTCCACCGGAAGAAATCGAAGCAGCGCGCGGCCAACTCGACGCCCGCACCTTCCGCCAAGAATTTGAAGCCAGCTTCGAGAACCTAAGCGGCCTAGTCGCCGTGAGCTTCGGCGACGCAAACATCAGCCCCGAATCCGAGGACATCTCAGTCCTCCCCCTGCTGCTGGGCGTGGACTTCAACGTCGACCCAATGTCCGGCATCTGCGCCGTCCGCAAGGACGACACCCTCTACGTATTTGACGAAATCATGCTCACGGGTGGAGCGACCACCTGGGACTTCGCAGAGGAAGTCACCCGCCGTTTCGGCGTAGATCGCCGCGTAATCGCCTGCCCAGACCCGACGGGTGGCGCCCGCAAAACCAGCGGCGTAGGCCTCACCGACCACAACATCTTGCGCCGCAGCGGTTTTAACGTCTCCAGCCCCAAAGCCCCCTGGAAAATCCGCGACAAAATCACCGCCGTCAACACCGCGCTATTGGATGCCACTGGAACACGCCGCACATTGATCCACCCCCGCTGCAAGGAGTTAATCAAATCTCTCCGCACCCTCACCTACGCCCCTGGAACAGGCCTCCCTAACAAAAACCTTGGCGTAGACCACGCATTTGACGCCTTCGGCTACCTCTGCCTGCAACAATTCAACCTCGCCAAGGCCGGTATGCTCGGCCAAACAAGCTATCGCCTCTACTAACCCCCGTAGACTTAAACAAAGCCCTGAAACAATGCCTAAAAAGCGCGGTCTTTACGCAAATATCAACGCCAAACGCAAGCGCATTGCAGCTGGATCAAGCGAAAAGATGCGCAAACCTGGCAGCAAAGGCGCCCCAACTGCGGCAGACTTCAAAAAAGCCGCCAAGACGGCCAAAAAACCTAAGAAATAGCCATGGCCCTAACAATTTCCCGCGGTACAAACCTCGTCGAGTACCACGAATCCACCCCACTCACCTCCGTTGACGACGCACTGGAGGTCCACGCCGACAGCAGCGAATTCACCTTCGCCGTCACCGTAACGGGTGGCGCCAACTTCACCCTCGCCTTCGAGACCAACTTCAACGGCGGCGCCAGCTGGTTCGAGCTTGACACCAGCAAAACCATCAACTCCAACGGCCAATACATCTACTTCTATACAGGCAAACCCTCCAACAAAATCCGCGTACGTGTCGCCTCCATCGCATCTGGAACACCGAGCATTGTTGCCCACATCGGCGTCGCTTATCACGGCTAATGGCAATCCAAACCGTAAACGGAGGCTGCATCCACATCGAAATCGATGCTGAGGACGGCCTCACCCATGCAACATTCGCCTTCAAAACCCCATCAAACCCCGAAACTCTCGGCGGATTTGTAACAATGCTTGCCCAAGGCATCGAAGTGCTGGTGCCAATCAACGACCCCGACGACGAGGAGGACGACGATGACGATTGAATACCGCGGCGAACGCTTTTCGGGCTACAACAAGCCCAAGCGCACCCCAGATCACCCCACTAAATCACACGTAGTCCTCGCAAAAGAGGGCGACAAAGTAAAACTCATTCGTTTCGGCCAACAAGGTGTGACTGGCTCACCCAAAAAAGAGGGTGAATCTGCTGCTGCCCGCGCCCGCCGCGAATCCTTCAAAGCACGCCATGCAGCTAACATTAAAAAAGGAAAAATGTCGGCTGCCTACTGGGCCAACCGCGAAAAATGGTGACTAAATGACCTACGCAGTCCCCGGCCAAATCCGCACCCACCTCGTCAGTTCCACCTACATGGGCGGAACCGACAACCCCTTCAGCCGCACCGCAGCCGTGCTGGAGCAAATGAAGGGCTGGGAAATCATGAAAGCGGTGACGCTAGGCACCGAATACCTCCGCGAGCACAGCGAAGCCTTCCTGCCCCTGGAACCCCGCGAGGACTACACCGCATATTTAGCGCGCGTCAACCGAGCAGTCTTTTCCCCATATACACAGCGACTAATCCGCGCTGCTGCGGGCCTAATTCTGCGCAAGCCCATCTCGATCAGCGGCGACCCCTACTGGAGCGAGATTTTTGCCAAGGACGTAGACGGTTGCGGCTCCGACCTAGACGAATATGCACGCCGCACCCTGATCTGCGCGCTGACCTACGGCCACTGCCACACACTGGTGGACTTCCCCGCCCCTTCTGGGGCACGAAGCCTTGCTGAAGAGCGCGCCCTCAACCGCCGCCCGTACTGGATTGAAGTCGACCCGACCAACATCTACGGCTGGCGCTTGGACCGCGAGGTTAATTACGGCAAGCTGATCCAAGTACGCATCGGCGAAAAAGCAGTCCTACCGGACGGCGAATTCGGCGAAAAAGTGTACGACCAAGTCCGCGTCATCGAACCCGGCCGCTACCGCATCTACCGCCAGAGCGAAACCCGCAAGGAAATGGCTGGTTCGATGCCATACCCAAACGCCTACGACGCCACCGCTAGCACCAGCGACTACGAACTGGTGGAATCGGGCGACTACAGCCTGGGCGAAATCCCCCTCGTAACGCTGTACGCCAACAAGACCGACACGATGACCAGCAAACCCCCGTTGCTGGACATCGCCTATCTAAACCTGGCCCACTTCCAGCGCCAAGCGGACCTGATCCACAGCCTCCACATCGCCAGCCAACCCATCCTGGTTTTAGAGGGCTGGGACGACCAGACCAAGGACATGGCGATCAGCGTGAACTACGCCGTCGCCACCCAACCGGGCAACCAGATTTATTACGTGCAGCCCGCCGCCAGTGCATTTGAAGCCCAAACCAACGAAATCCGCGAATTACAGCAGCAAATGGCCACGCTGGGCATCAGCACTTTGAGCCAGCAAAAATTCGTCGCCGAATCTGCCGATGCCCGCCGCCTCGACCGCGTCGACACCAACTCCATGCTGTCAATGGTCTCAATGGACCTAGAGCAAACACTGCAGCGCAGCTTCAACCTGGCCGCAAGGTATCTGCAACTGGAGCCACCGGAAGTCCACATCAGCCGCGACTTCGACATCGACCGCCTGATCGGCCAAGACATCACCGCACTTACCGCACTCTTCGGCCAAGGCGTACTGGATCGCGACGAATTCCGCCAAATCCTTGTACAGGGCGAGATTCTGCCTGTTGCAACCGAATCCACCGCCGAGGAAGAACTCCTGGAGACCGCCGCACAAGAACGCGAGGAAGCCGAAACGCTCTAATGCAGTAAAGTAATACTGCATTTACATCTTTGTCATGGCCCAATCGCTTGACAAAGTTCTGCAACCGGACGGCAGCTACAAGTGGCAACTTGTAGACCTGACGGACGCCTACGTGGGACGAGCACCTGCCGAGCCCGCCAAACCTGCAGAACAGCCCAAACCTAAGCGCCGTTCCAAGGTCGAAGAAACGATCTCCCAAACCCCTGAGTACGAATTCTGAGTATGGAAGAGCAAGTCATCCAGGAGACACCCGTGGTGACTCCTGACCAGCCCGTGGCTGGAGTCGACACCGCTCCTCAACCTGACCTTGGCGCACTCCGCGCCGAATACGAAAGTCAGATTGCAGCTTTTAAGGCACAAGCAGCGGAAGCCGAGGAAAGATTCCAAGGCATAAAGACCAAACTCGACGAGGTCTACAAAAAGCAGGACGACCAGCGCAAGAAAACGCTGGAAGACCAAGGCCAATGGAAAGACCTCTGGGAGGAAGCCAACAAAACCGCCCAGGACAAGGACATCCAGATCGCTGAATTACAGCGCCAACTGGACGACCTAAAGGTATCCAACAAAAAAGCTGCAGTCCGCACCAGCGCCTTATCTGCAATCAGCCAGGCTGGAGCAATAAATGCAGACCAAATGCTGCAATTACTTCAAAACAACCTGCACGAAAATGACAGCGGCAAAGTCGTTGTTTTGAACGGCGGCGTTGAGCAGGACATCAACACCTACCTTTCCAACCTAAAGAACCCTGGTTCGGGTTACGAGCACCATTTCAAACCAAGCAGTGCCGCTGGAATGGGCGCCAAGCCCACACCAACCTCAGCGATTGCCCCTGGAATGGCTAACCCGTACAAGGAAGGTAGTATTAACTTAACGAGGCAAATGGCCTTGGAAGCCTCCGACCCTGATCTCGCAGCTGTGCTGAGGAGAGAGGCCGGTCGGTAAGTCCCCGTGGGACACCACTCAAGTCTGTGACTTGAACCCCGCAAACCAACCCCCTGGAGTTTGAAGTGGCCGCACCATTTCAGAATTATTCCGGCGGTGTCCTTCTGGCGGACATCGTAAAAAGGAATAATCTCAGCACCTACGTGTCTGAGGCGATCAAAGAGCGCAGCCTGTTCGTCAAGAGCGGCGCCGTTGTTCGTAACAGCCTGCTGGACGCCCGCGAAGGCGGCACCCGCATCCAAGTTCCCGAGTTCAACCCCGTGGCTCCTACTGAGGAGATCATGGATGGCACGGCTACCTGGGGCACCAGCACCGCTGGCTACCTGACCCCTCAAAAGATCGGGACCGCCACCCAGATCGCTTCGATCATCCACCGCGGCTTCGCCTATGCCGTGGATGACGTTGCGATGCTCGCGGCTGGTGAAGACCCGATGCTTCACATCCGCAACCAGCTTGCAGACGCCATCAACAAGCTGAACAGCGCCCGTCTGTTCTCCCAGCTTGCCGGTCTGTTTGGCACCGCCCTGTCTTCCCACTCGCTGGACAAGGCCGTTGCCGCCGCCTCGGGTCAAACCGAAGCCAACTACCTGACTGCCGCCACCGTCGCCGAGGCCCGTGCGGTCCTGGGTGAGCGCGGCGACGAGCTGGACATCCTGGTGGTCCACCCCTCTGTGGGCTTCTACCTGTATCAAGTCGGCCTGCTGACCTTCAGCACCAGCGCACTGGCTGCCTCCGGCGCCGTGACCTGGGGCGGTGGCGGTGTGGGCGTCGGCGCCCGTGCAATCGGCGAATTTGCTGGTTGCCGCGTGATCATGGATCCCTCCGTGAACACCGTGCGCCCCGGCACCAGCACCCACGTCAGTGAGTTCCGCTGCTTCCTCGCGAAGAGCGGCACCATCCTGGAAGGCGTGCAGCAAGACCTGCGCATCGAAGCCGACCGCAACATTCTGTCCAAGCAGGACGTGCTCTCGGTCGACTACCACGGCGCCTACCACGTGATGGGCACCAAGTGGGGTTCTGCGTCGGACAACCCGACCAACGCCGCCCTGGCAACAGCCGGCAACTGGACCGCCACCTACGACATCGACCTGATCCCCCTGGTCGAAGTGATCGTGAACACCCCGCTGGACACCACCGCTATCCCCTGATCGCGGCCCAGCCAATCAAGGCCCCACTTCGGTGGGGCTTTTTTATTGGCGCTACACTGAAACAAAAGCTCCGTAAGTACCTGTGGCTGCGACGATTAACGCTACTTTGAGCAGCGCGTCGGCCAACAGCTACGTGACGCTGGCCGAAGCCAACACCTATTTCGAAACCGTCCCCGACTCTGCAACCTGGGACGACAAAACCGAAGACCAAAAGAACCGCTCTCTAATTTCTGCCACCCGCTGGATCGACAGCCTCAACTTCTACGGCGACCGCTGCGACAACGACCAAGCGCTTAAGTGGCCCCGCAACAATTATCACGTCGACCGCGTGGAACTGGTCTGCAACGTCATCCCCGCAGACATCAAATACGCCACCTACGAACTGGCGCGTGCTCTAGCCAACGACACTGACGCCGTAACCGGCAACACAGGCACCACCGGCCTCTACGACCAAGTAGAACTCGGCGACCTCAAGGTCAAATACAACCAGACCTCCCAAGCGGTTGGCACGATCAACAACATCTTCGACGTTTACCCCTGGCTCCAGTCCTACCTCGGTGCTTATACGTTGGGCGGTTCCGGCGGCTATCAAATCCGCGTTGTGAGGGGATGAAATGAGCCTCGTCGACACGACTTTTGCCAGCATCCCCGCCCAGCTTTTAGCTGACTGGGGCCAAAACGTGACCTACCTAAAGGCCGCAACATCCCCCACGTATAACACCACAACCGGCGAAGTTTCTGGAGCGGACACCAGTATCACAGTCCGCGCTCTAATTTTTGAAGCCAAGCCCGAAGAGTTCGAGTCAACGTATCAAACAAGCGACCTAAAAGTCATCATCGGCAATACCGAGCTTGGAGCATACGTGCCTAGTATCCGCGACCGCATCCAATACACCCAAAACAGCGCCACCAAAACCGGCCGCGTCATTCTGTGCAAAACCTCCCGCGGTGAAAACCCGATTGTCCACACCATCCTCCTGAGGCCCCAGTAATGGCT